ATTGCATTTTGTTGCATCCAACACCATACCTGATTGTATTAAAAATCTATTATATCGGAGAGTTAGGTGTTCTAAAAATGCTTCCATCTTATCGAAAACTGCAATTGCAGGACCTCCAACATTTCTGACCAAATTTGGAATTAGATGAAAATCTATCCAACTATAGTCAAATGTATCTAAATCAACAATTCTGTTTTCTTTAAATACCAACTTAACTACTAAATCACGTCTTCTGTTAAATGCATCAACATCAGTTATGTTTTTGGATGAGGATAGGTAATTAGAGTTTGAAGTTATAATTATAACTTTGGAAGTAAATCTAACTTCTCCTTTTATACCTTGCTCCTTGTTATCAACTGATGAAACCTCTAGAGGTAAATCAATAGTGTCGACAAATTTTATCAACCATTGTTCTTCTTGCTCAGTAGTGAACTGCAAATAATCATTAAGAATAAATACTGGTTGGTTATTATAACCATCAAAATATTTATTACTGGTTGAATGAGAATAAACGTATTCATTTAGGACCTCATCTGGTATATCTGCATCCACTGTTGCCTTCATGTACCCTCTAGCAAATGTTGTTGCTAAATGTTTTGCCAAAGTACTCTTTCCAATACCTGGTTCACCACACAGCCACAAAACATATGGCATATGTCTCTTGCCAGGTAATAAACCTAATTTATCAGCAAAGATATATGTTTGATCATACCACTTGATAAATTTATGTAAGACTCCAGCAATACCTCTAGATAAATGGTCATCTATTAATATGCGTTCCTTAAGATAACTATATCGAGATAAAAATTGTGTTAAATAATGTGAATTATATAAAATTCTTAAATATCCCATATTATACATCTTAATTGTGTCATCCATAAATGACTTAAATTCCGTATTGGTAGTTACATTAATGTACATACCAATTGTTGGAAAAACTTCACAAATAATACTCATGACAATGTCTGGTAACATTTGGATGATAGCAATAATAACAGACTCGAAAGTTTTAACTGTTAATAAGGTTGATCCTAAAGTTTTAACTGCAGCCATAACTGTCTTGGCGTTAAAATTCCATACAGCGTCTCCTAAAAAGAATGCTCCAATAATAGATATAACTCCTTGAGCGAATGTTGTCATATCCGCTCCCTGAGTGTGCCTTGGGTTTGATTGAGCCGGCACTAGCTGGGTAAATATATCTAATACTTTTGCAACTGATCCATTTAGAAGTGATTTAACTGAGAAATATCCCAATAACATACACGAGGCGTCAGTTATAGTTAATGAACCATAATAGTACTTTCCAAAGACTGTCAGTATGTATATAAGGTCAAGAACATAATCTTTCAATAAAGATACAATAGTGGTTGCGTCCATAGAGTTAACCACTGTTGATACATTTGAAAAGATTTGGTAACCATAATATAATCCAACAGTTGAAGATAGAGCTGTTATAGCTTCTCCCAAATATGATAGAGCAATCGATAGACCTTGAGTACTTCTTGGTCTACCTAACATGGCTGCTAAAATATCTTCATCTTCGGAATCACCTAGCATAGCTATTAATTGATCCATAGTAACACCATCTAATGTAGGGAAAACTTCTGGTAATTCCTCAATAGTTGGTGTACTAATATCTAACTGTACTGGTGTGATAACATCTTCTTCATTAATTTCCATTTCTTGTTCGATGTCATCAAGTTCTCTAATAATATCGTTAAACTCTTTATCTTCTTCTATCTCCGTTCTTGGTTTAAGATCGTCCTTTAAAAATTGAAGATAAAAATTCTTAGTATTATTAATATACTCTTCGTCCTCTTCTGATTCATATTCATCTTGCCAAAACTTATTCTCTCTATAAGATTCAGCAATTTGTTTTAATTCCTCTCTCTTCTTAAAGACTTGTTTTGGTAAGATTCTAGGGTTATGTTTAATATGGTCACCTTGTACCTTTCCTTTCTTGTTATAACCACTTGTTTTCTTTCCAGAACCTACATGGTCATAGCTTCGATTTGATTGCCACTTTTGATCTTTAAGTCCCCAGTACTTCTTACTAGTATCAAACTTACCGTTCTTACTTAAAAAAGCACTTGGGAGTTTAAAATCTGATGATTCATCATAACTCCTACTTGGTTTGTAATAATGAGATAGATCGTTGTCTTCCTCAGTATTAATTTGATTAGTGTTTGCTACAACACTAGTTTGTTTCTTAATATATCTTCCGTTCATTTTGTTAATTGGTTTATTCATTCTCTTGATATTGTATGTATTGTTAATGTTTGCTACAACATTAGTTTGATTTTCAATTTGTTCCTGTGACATTTTGTTTAAATTTGTTAATTCTCTGATAGCGGCGCTATTTTGTTTTGTTTGAAATTTCATAGGTGCGTTACGCATTTTGAAAATCGATTATTTGCTTTTTATAATCTGGCATCACCCGGTTAAATACATAATATTTTAGTACTACTACATATATTAAGT